AACACTTTCCGGCTCAATAAAAGAATCCTTAAACCCAAACTCATATATAAATTTTTTAGGGTTAATCATATTATTAAGATTGTCAACAACTGTATTAACTTCAAATAATCTTAATAATTGACTTTCTTTAAGAATGACTTTCATTTAATTGTTTTAACTATAAATAGATTAAACCGACTGTTTTTTAGTTTTGTGTAATATAAAATGTTTTGATTTCATTAATGGGTAACCATATATACTATTAACTATTTGTTTAATTCTGTCTCTTAGGATAATCGATTTAAAGTCTAGATGTTCTTTGACAAATAAAGTCATCTCTAAATTCATAAAACTTCTCTTACCTAATTGAATACCGCTACTTCTTAAGTCTAAGTCGACAATATTATGTTTTTCAAATATAAGTGGGTCGACAACATCTAATAAATGATGTTTTATGTTTCTTTCTAACATACCCGTTGTTCTTGACCAATTAACCATTGTCACTGTTGGTTCAACCCAACTTTGTATTAAGATGTATACTGATTTTAATTTTTTTGCGTCTACTGTTCCATAACTACATTTTGCGTGTTCGTACCCTTGTAATTGGGCAGTTTTTCCTTTTTTCATATAATTTCATAATTCTAATGTTTATTTACATTCAAAATATAACTATAAAATAGTCAATTGTCAAAATATTGACTATAGACGTATATTTATTTATAATAGATAATATATGTTAATAATAAAAGTAGGGAAAAAAGAAAGTATAGATAGAGTACTTAAAAGATACAAAAACAAAGTTTATAAAACTAAGCAAATGGATAGGCTTAGAAATGAAAAAGAGTTTACCAAAAAATCTTGTAAGAAACGAAAGCAAAAACAAAAAGCAATTTATATACAAAAAATAAAGGATTCAGAAGATTGAATCCTTTTTTAATTATAACCCTTGTTCTAACTGTCTTAATTTATATAATGAAACTAAAGATTTTTCTGATTCGTTAATTCTACTAATAGTTTGATTAACCATTTCATTTAACTCTTTGTCTTGAGAATTATTTATTTTTTCTGATAATTTTTCTAAAACAACATTTTTAGATTTGTTAATTTCCTCAGATATTTGGTTCTTATCTAAAGAAAAAAGATTTTTTAATTCTTTTTTTTCTTCCTCACTGATATTACCATATTCTTTATTAAATGTGTTTGTAGCAATTTTTAACATAGAACTTAAAGGTATATTAAGTGATTCGGAAACTGTAGTTATTTTTGAATCTTCTCCGATTAAACTTTTGATATTATTTTTACACTCTAAAACTTTTTCTAAATTTTTTACAGATGTATTGTAAACAACGGTATCAATATTACTGTAATTATTTATTACATTTTTGGATTTATTTTCAGAAATCCACATGTTTAATTCTTTTAAAGTTTCTTTTTCAGTATTAATTATTTTTTTAATAACCTCAATACTCTCATTAACATAATCTTCAACAATATCTACTGAAAGACCTTTCTTTGTTGTAAGTTCATCATATAAAAAGTATGCCTCGGCAAGTTTTTCATTCTCTATAATATTCTTTTTAAATGATTTCATATGGTTTTTAAATGAAACTTTTCCATATGATTCAATCAATAAAGATTCTATATTTGATTTTATTTGTCCAAATTTATTCATAATCTTTTTTATTATAAATATTACTCATCTAGTAATGTTTTCAATTTATCTTCTATTTCACCTAATGATATTCTACCTTTTGATAAATCTATTTCTGAAATACCTCTTACCATATCATTTTCTAATATCATATTTAAGTCTTTTTCATTTATACTCTCAGGAGTTATGTCTCCACCGGTATCACCACCGGTATCACCTAAATCACTACCTAAATCACTACCTAAGTCACCTCCTAAGTCACCTCCTAAGTCACCTCCAAAATCACTTCCTCCTCCACCAAATCCAGTGTCTGAGGGTTCAGTAACTTCTCCTGCAGGTGCTCCACCTTCTCCAGGTTTGTCACCATAAAGTTTATCAATATTTGCAAATATACCTGTCTTACTTATTGTTTCAGAAGTTTTTTCAAGTTCAGCACCAACCGCTTTTTCAATTCGTTGTTGTTGTAAATCTAATTTAATTTCTTCATCTGAAAACCCAAGAATATGTTTTTTAGCCCAAGAAGAAGAAACAGGTTGTATACCATTTCCAGGGTCTGAAACCGCGTCCCTATAAAGAGATACCTTTTGTTGCCATTGTTCAACTTTAAGTAAGTCTGCCTGTGTTGACGGATTAGTTAGTCCTAAAGTAAAATTATTTAATTCATCTTCAAAACCTAAAAGATATAAGTGAATAATTGCAATTTTATTTAATTCTTGAATCATAGATTTTTGAATTCTATTAATTGTTCTAGCAAATCTAATATCCTGTAAAGCTAAATTTTTACCATCTCCTACAACTTCTTCAAAACCTAAAAACGCTTTTGGTACTCTAAGAGCGGTTAGTAATTTTTTCTGTATATACTCAATATCTGCAATTTCAGATAAATTTTGAGCTCCTGGTAGTGTATCTATTGGGTTAGGTGCGTTAGCATCTCGTACAGGTATAAAATAATCTTGGTCTACTGCCATTTGATTCATTCGTAAATCAACATTACCGTTTTGAGAATCAACTACTTGGTCTCTTTTAAATTTATTGGCTACTCTCTGTACATACGGTTCCACATCTTTGTCATCCATATTACCAACAAATACCTTAAAAACTCTTCTTTCAGGAGCCCTTGAAGTTCTATATACTAACATCGCGTCTTCCGACAAAATTAATTGCTTCCATATTCTTCTAGCCTTTTCTAACATAGAGGTACCGTAAGGTAACTTACGGTCATCACCTAATAATCTAAAGTGAGCCATTTCCCATGTATTAAGAACCATGTCCTTATTTTGCCATAAAAATTTAAGTGCGTCGTTTTCCGTATCTGTACTATTTCTTTCAGGTTTAATTTTCATTCCCCTTTCTTGTCTAGTAATCTCAATATTTGGTAGTTGTTGACAACCCATAACTCCCTTTTCAGGGTCTAATTTTAAATAAACAAAATTATCACCGAATTTACAAGTATTTCTTGTCCACATAGGTAAGTTAGTACTAATGTCCAGTCTATTATTAAATAAATCACCAAGAACCGATTTAATTCTTTTACTTTCAGAATAAATTTGTAATATATGTCCATCTTCATTTGAGGTTGTGGACTCTTCACCATAAATGTCTAATGCCGCTGAAATTTCAGGAGTATACTCCATACTTTCATAGTCGTAAAATGAAGCCAATCTTGTTGGTTCATAATAAACCGCTTGAGTATATAAGTTATTTTCTATCTTTTGCCACTGTTGACCAAGATATTGTGTTTGTTGGGCTTGAAGTTTTTCTCTTTCGTACTCTTTTTTATCGGGAGTCTTTAAAAGTTCTTTTTTATCAAATTGAAATGTAGGTGCTTGTTGGTCTAACGTTGAGTCAGGACCAAACACCTTAGTAAGTCTTTGCCATATAGTATAATTGTCTGCCATTACTTCTTTTTACATAAATAGTAACATTATTTGAATTAAACTAAACATTTAATATTTTCCAAATAACCAAGAATTATCTTGATAGTCCTGTTTGGTCGCTTGACCTCTATTTCTATTGTGGTTTATTCCTCCAGGCATTGCGGGTAAACTGGGGTTGAAATCACCTGAAGTATTCTTTACGGGAGTTTCATTAACTAACCAACTCTCCATCATGGCCTTAGTTTGTTCTGTAACTTTTTCTAATTGTGTAAATGAGTTTTCACCTACGTAAATGGCCATAGCTATAGCCATAATTAAATCATCATGTTGTCCTTTTTGGTGGTCAGGTCTACCATTTATATAAACAAAAGTATTTAATTCATTTAATAACCTTGTTGACCTTATTTCAAAATTATGTCTTAACGCCTCTTCAAATGAAGCAACAATTTGTACTCTTTTATTATTAAAATTTAAACCTGGAATCTTATCTAAAGTTTTAGGATTGTATTTCCATTTGTCCGCAGCATTAACTCCTTCCACATATAAATTTTTATAACCTAATTCTTGCAGTTTTCTTGATGTGGATACTCCCATACCTCCTGTAATATCAATTACTATAAACGCCGAATACATTGTAGCCCATTTAAATGCTATCTCTGCAACAACATCAGGTGGTACTTTACCCAAATATTCTAAAACTTGTTCTCTGGTATCAAAATCAATTATAGTAAACGTAGTATAATCCTCACTATCACCACGAGAAACATCAATACCCATAATATATTTATGACCTGATACCGGCTCTTTCCATTGCCATAATGAACCACCTATAAATTTGTTTTTTGGTTCTTGTATATAGTTTTGTTTCATAATATCAATAGTACTGCTTGGAATAACATTATCTCCAGAACCTAAGAAATTACATTCTAATTCCTGTGATATTTTTCTCCTATCAAATTTAAGTTTTTTAGCCATACCTTCAAACCATGAAGAGTAAACTTTGTACCCGTCTGTCAATTTTAATTTAATATCATCATAATCTCGTTCACGAGGGTCAATGTCTTCATATCTAATGATTATTTTACTATCGTCATAATCTTCACGATTTAACATATAGTGTATAATATCCTTACATTTAATTAGTTGTAAGTCTCTTGCATAACGAGGGTCACGATACCAATACATTTCTGTAATCTTAAAATCGTTCATACCTCTTAAGGCTTGGTCATATATTGTATAATAAATTGGGTCGAATCCGTTAGGTGTTGATATTACAATAACTTTACCACCTGTGGATAGTGATGCCATACATGCAGACCAAAAATCATCATCAGCATCAATAAACGCAGCTTCATCAAAAATAAGTATCGTTGGTGTATAACCACGAAGTGCATCTTTAGAAGTCGCAACTGCCTTTACCTCACAACCGTTTGATAACTTAAAATGTCTTTGTGAATTTTTTTCATTAGAATACGTAATACCAAACCATGTCGGCCATTGGTCAATAAAACTTCTAACTTTATTGGCAAATTCTTGAGAAGTATCTAATTTATTGGCGATGATTAGTACTTTTTCAGGTTTTCTCTTAGACGCCGTAACTACTTTTTTAGATGCCCAAGCAGCGGTAACTGTTGATACACCTGCCTGTCTATATTTTAAGGCAATATTTTCTTCGTATGTATCATAATCGTTAATCAGAGTTTTTTGGTCTGAAAATAATTCTAAAGGTACGTATTGTGATTGTGTATTGTCATATGTTTGTAGATAAGTTTTTAATGCGTAAGGAGTATCCTTTATACATTTTGCATATTCCAATAAAGCCTGCTCTCTTGATAGTCCCATCTATACATAATAAGTTTTTTTTATGATAAAGAAATACCCAACCCGTCTAAAAGACCCGCTAAACCATCGTCATCGTCATCATCGTCATCGTCATACTGTGATATGGCATCTTCATAATTTTGAGATTTTAATTCCTCTATAATCTCATCTACCATTTTAGATACAACTTTTTTACCTTCATCTGAACCTGACATAATCATTTTAGCAACATCAAAAAATTCATCTGTAGTTAGTGAGGAAAAACTGGAGAATAGGTAATTCTGTATTTCTCTTAAATCTTCGTTATAAAGTTTTTCAGGATATGAATCCATGAATTTTTCCCAAATAACAGGACCTAAACGTAAATCCCATATTTCATAAGGTAATGTATCTTGTGAAGACATAACCATATCTGCCGCTTTAGGGTCGTCAGGTAGTCCTTGAGTCCCTAATATCTCATACACTCCTTTTAATAGTTCGTGAACTAATATAGGGAAAAATAAACCTTTGGCTTTTATTGTTGGTGGGTCTGTAGTATCATCTATTTCTTCTTTACCTTCCATACCTTGTCCGCTTTGAGCCGCATTCATAACCATTTCATCAGGCATAATCCAATATAATAAATCATTAACAGACATTAATACCCCATATAAATTTAATAAATTAGGGTCTATTTTCTCTAATTCTTTTTTAACCAAATGAAACATATAATGTCCTTTTTTAGATGCTCCTTGAATTAGTGAATTAATAAAACGTCTCTTAGCTTTTTCTAAGTCAAACTTTTCAAACGCCGCCATAAAATTTTCTAAATCATCTTCAGCTTCGTCTTCTTTAACTCCAAATTGGTCTAAGACATCTTCATCTTCAGGCTCTTCTGAATCTTTTCTCATTTTTGACATATCAATTTGACCTGGCATCGATGTTAACTCAACATCATATTGGAATGCGTCATCAGGTAAAGATAGTTCTCGTTTAACCAACTGTACGGCTAATTGTTCTAAATAACCTTCATTGTTAGATTCAATTTGTTTTACTTGTTTAACGGCTTGCATCATCATACCCTGTAAATTCATTAACTGATTTTGAGTGACTTCTTCTACACCTGTATATCTTTTAACTTTTTCAATAACGTCACGAAATCTTTTGGATGCGATTAACTGTTCAAATGAATTATCAAATTCGTTATCGTCTTTTCTTGGTAAACCGGGATTATCAGACATGGGAGTCTCTCCCTTTTCTAATTTAGATTGAATTCCTTGGTCCATTCTTTCAGGTCCATCATATTCGATTTGTTCTTTAATTTTTTTCTTCATCTTTGAATGAAATATTTAGATTATCAAATTTAAGAAATTCTGGTAAATCTTTATCCTCTACCTTAGCTTTAGGTGCGGGTTTATGTTTTGGTTGATACGGATTCTTTCTTTTTGGTTTAGTTCTTGTAGGTGTCTTTACAGGGGCTTCTTTAGTTCCAGGTGTCTGTTCAACCATATTAATTAAGTCTTTTTTAGTCATAGAAGGTTTGTTCGTATTTTTTATCAAAGATACAATACTTTCTTCAATTTTTCTAACGTTTTCTTTACGT